GTATTTTTGCCATTATTCCTCCTGTCTAATTATATCAGACTGCCCTCATTTTCAAAGAATTCTGAGTCTGCAAATCTTTCCAATGGTATTGTTTTTGGCTGCACAGCAATATGAACATAAGTTTTGTTTGAGTCATATACAATTGAATAATTTGTTTGTGATGTTTTTGCATAATATTTCCATCCAGAATTATTCCATTTTACATAAATAAAATACTCATCTATATTGCTTTGTGGCTCCCACGCTATATTTATTACTTTATTTTCAGTATCTATAATCATACTATTTAATATTTCGCTTGGAGTATCTTCCGCTAATATTTTATAAACAGGTGACCAGTGGGACGTTCTATTTTTGTCTTCGGATATAAATCTATACCGCAAAACATACTGCCTATTTTCTCCAAAAAATCCAGGTAATTTTGATTTTGGAATAATTATTTTTTTTATTCCTTGATCTGGAGTTGACATTATTGCACATCCATTGCAAATCTAAACTCTATATAGTTTGTAGTATTGGCAGCCTTAATGACAGTTTCTGCATTTACATTTTTTAGTACTGTATAACCTGTTAATCCATATACTGGATTTGTTGTTGAAACATTTTCAAATCTGACTGCATCTAAACCAACATAAAAATCATCAGATGGTATATTGTTTTTAATAACAGTTGTATATATTTTTACTATACTAACATTGTTCCATGTGAAACCAGTACTTTTGTACAGTTCTTGTAATTGTTTTGTAATTACATAATATCTATTAGTTGAAAATGAATAGTCATTTGCAGGCATAACTACCTCAAACCTGGCCCATTCTCCTGTCCCTGGGGAATCACTTTCTGCAAACTCTAAAAGAATCCTGACTTGATCTGGAAGAATTGAAGGATCTGGATCTTTACTTATAACACTGAATGCCAATTTAATTTCATCTGTAGGTGCATTTTTATTAAAATCTAATGCGGTTCCAAGTAAGTGAATATGATTTGATCCAATCGCTGGAACTAAATGATTTGATTGTATCTGTAAATTTGCAGAGTCTCCTCTCATCATTACAATATTATTAAAAAATCTAGCACGTTCATATCTAGAAGTTCTATCTGGGTTGGTAAACAATCTGTTATCAGAGTTTGTTTGAAATGCTTCATATGTTTGATTTATTAAACCATCTTCGGCAACGCCATCAAGCGGTTCATAAACTATTGGCAATTCGCTTGAAGATGTTTGATTATGATATTCCCAATTTTCATTAACAGTAAAAGCAAGAAGCGTTCTACTGTCGTATGCCCCCGCTGATGGGTTAGCCCCTGCTGAAAATATTCCTACTTCAGAAATCTCATATCTTTCGTCTGTAGGAAGTTCTGCCGTTAATACGATTTTATTTATTCCATCTTCATTGACATATCCTCTTGAAGTTATTGGAACTCTAAACATTTCAAAATCTAATGCCTTTTTATCTGAGTAATCGCCGAATGACTGGTTAGTTGCTAATGGCTTTGCCCCACAGCCAATTGCCACATAAGAGGCATAGGCTGGTGCCTGGCCTATTAGATATTTTGCTAAAATGCTTTTGCCTGTATTTGTTATCATGGTATCACTCCGTATATTGTATCATCTAGAACAGCCCCATCTGAAATTATAGAAACTTCAACTTGTTCGTCTCGAGCCAAATTAATAACATTTATTACTAAGTCCCCTGTATCTGAGTCTATGTAGACAATAGCGCAGTCTGGTCCTGTTCCACATTCTGGAATTTTGCTATTAAAATTAATTGGAAACTTTTTAAAATAATTAGAATCTATATCTTGTAATGACAAAATATTTTGAGGGTTATACTGAAAATATACATTACTTAAGTTTTTAATCGGTTGATATAAAACATTTTGCCCATTAACTAAGTCTGATCTTACTATATTGATTAACTCTTGTCCACCAATATTCTCAAATATTAAATCTGTCATTATTTCTATAGGGACTGCGTCATCATTAAATAATATAATATCTGGTGTCGCTGGCTTTACATCTGGATTGTTTTGTTGAACTAAGTCAATAACATCTGGGCTATCTGGTGTTGCGTTTAATCCAGAAATAGAATCTAGATATGAGTTCAGCGCTTCTTCGCTTGGGATTAATGTTCCTGGCTTCCATCTCATATTGACGTCTGGAGTGGCTGGATAATCATCATAAACTATTTTTCCGCTGGAATCAAAATATACCATTTTTATACCTCACTCATATACAGGGTCATAGAGGGACCTGCAGAATCTTTTTGATAATCTATATTATACACAACAAATCTGCTTTCACTAGAAGCAACCGCCTCCTTATTTTCTGAGTCTTTATATTGAATATTTACAATATCTCCAAGTTGAATTATTGGAGTGCTAAATATTTTAACTCCTACATTCTTTCTTGGTTTCATAATCTTATTTATAATCCAAGACATCAGGTCTCTTGCGTCATCTTCAGATTGTACATAAGATGGACTTAGAGAAAATTCTTTTTTGCCATACGTGAGCCTACTTGTTTTTATTTTGTCATAATCTTGTTGTGCTCTAAATGGTGAAACAATTAAATTATCTTTTCCTATAACTGGATCAGCAAAGTTACTATTCTTAATAAAATAACTATCAACGCTTAATTCATTTTGAGATTGCTGAGTAAAAGTTATTCCCTGAATTCTTAAGTAGTTACCGCTTGTTTCATCTAAATTTAATGCAGTATCAGTAGAATTAAATATCAAAAATTCTGCACCATAGGATCCTGCTCTAAAGCCAGAAACCGTGTATCCTTTAATTCTGTTAAACGTTGGAGATAGTTGGGCATATAATGCTGGATATGCCTTATCATATTTTATCTTTAAATATGCTGCCTCTCTCATAATTGTTCCAAACTCATCAAAATATAAATTAAATTTAGGTGGCTCTCCAACACTTATGCCAGATAAATATGTAGACTGAACTATACCAGACATTGCATATTTTCTAAATGATTCATTTGCATTAATTTCATTATCATCAAATGCTGCACTAACTGGTGTGTCCAATGCAAACACAGTGTTCTGGCTATAGTTATTAGTTAATGCATAAATATTTTCAAACATACATTTTGATCCGCCACGCACAAAAAGCGCAATATTATTATATATTGGCAAAGGAGAAGAGTCGTCAACTATCTTAATTAATTTATTGTTTATATATAAATAGAATCTTCTAATAGATCCTATATCTTGATATTCAACAGCAAGATCATATACTGTTGGATTTTCTTCTCCTATAATTCTGCTTTGACCAGTGAATTTACCATCATCTACAACTATATTTCCAAACCCGCCCCATAGTTTTATTGGTATTGCATTTGATTCTGAATCTGAATAAACTTTATAAAATAATATATTGTGAAGGCTATCTGATTCTGATGAATATTCACTTACATTTTTTTCGGTTAAAGAAACTATTTCAAAATAATATCCTACATTTGTTGCTGGATTAATCATTACTGCAATGCCACCAGAACCTCCAGAAATATTAAGTCTTTGACTAGGCTGGCTTCCTGGCAAAACATAATAAGGAGTTGCGTTTATTGGGGTCTGGCCTACAGTTTCGCTGGCTTCAATTTTTCCAACTATTCTCATTCTAGTTCCGAAATGTTTATATTTATTATCTAGAGCCTTATACTGATATGATAAAAAGTTAATTGGAGTTTCTGTTGTGCCAAATGATGGGCCGTTCATAACCAAAGCAGAAGATTGAACTGATCCTGCCTGTGTTGACTTTATTGTATTGTTTTGTGTTTCTTTAGTATAAGACGATGACATAAAATTTTTAATAATTCCAGTTCTTACATTTTGTAACGCTCTAGAATTATTTGCTCCAGCCACGTTTGTACTTAACGATAATTCTGAAATTGATTCATTAGTTAATATATCTCCATCTACCAAACCAAACAAGTGTTTGCTTTTCATATTAAATCCACGAACATATGCGTTATTTGACCAATAGGGGTCTAGTCCTGCTTTATGATTAACTATAGGGGTTCCAAACTGTCCTCTGCCATGTCTAGATACCTCGCCATTTTTCATTACTGTTATTCCGTTTATTTCTTCATACTTTGGCTCTGCATATATTCTAACTAGCCCCGTAGGATATATTTTTCCATTAAACGTTAGTTTTGACATATAGTCCTGATATTCTTGATTACTGCTAATCCATACGTTTCCTATTGCGCCAACTGTTTGAGTAGTAAATGTTGGCTTTCCATTACCGTTGTCTAAAACTATATTTTTTTGAGCACCTGGAATACTATATTGAATTGCATCAAATCTAATTATTTCTCCATTAGCATAAAAATATCCATTATGCTTTCCAAGCCAATAAACTGCTTCTCCTAAATCAATAATATTATTAACAAGAATATTATTTGAAACATATGGAACAATTGATGATAAGTCAGAGTTTAATGGTATAGCAGAAAGACTATATGAAGACTGACTAGAAACTTCTCCATTAATAGATCTTAAAGTTTGATCTCCAGTAACTTCCCATAACAGGGCTGGCTTGTATATCCAATTTTTTGAAACAACTTCGTTGTCAACCATGCTGGCTTGCTTGATGGTTCCGTAAGAACGTTGAATGTATCTGCTGTTATAATTAATTTTGCCGTCATTAAATACATTTTTATCAGAAGAAACTATATCTACTATGTTTGTTATTTTAGAGTTTTTATTTTTGTTTTCTATAACTCCAGTATCCTCAAAATCATTTGATCCGTAAAGAGTATAGTCTATACCTCTGTCTGTTTCTAATGGTAACATGTATTGCTTACTCATCATAACAAAATTATTATATTCATCAAAAAACATTGCAGTCTGTGTTGATATTGCTAAATCTGACAAAACTTCTGCCACACTTTTATCTGGAGCAATATAAAAAAATGGGATTACTAATTCTTTTTCTCCAGAAACTCTTTTAAAGGTGTAGTTAGAAAATCCAACAGAATCTAACAAAAGAGATACTGCATAACTTAATGATACATTGGTAACTAACATTTCTGGAGCAGTTATAGATTCAAGATAAAAATATAAATCTCTAAGTTCTAAATTTACCTTTCTGTCGTTTGGATTGTATTTTG